GCGGCCGTCTCCAATGACAAGATCGCAAACTCAACCATTCAACCAGCAAAAATTGACCTTTCACAATTATTCGCTTTTGGCCAGCTGCCCACGGTTTCCGCTGACGCGACTTCTGGAAACCAACTCGTAAGAAAATCACAGCTGGATTCTGCTATTAATGGACTTTCTTGGAAGGCTGCGGCAAGAGTCAAGTCAACCGGCAACGTAGACATTTCAAGCGCACCTGCCGCCATTGATTGCGTAACATTATCAAGTTCAGATCGTGTTCTTCTTGCTTCACAATCAACTGGATCTGAAAACGGAATTTATGTTTTCGCTTCTGCCGGATCTGCTATGGTTCGCGCGGATGATGCTGATGCTTTTGCTGAGATTCAAGATGGTACAGCAATCTTCATCAAAGAGGGTACTCAGAATGCTGGACTCGGTTATCAGCAAAGTGCTACACTTTCTTCGTTCTCTAGCCAAAATTGGATCTTGTTTTCTGCAACTGGTGGTGGTAGACAAGCAGACGGCACAAAAGGTCTTGACCTTGTTGGTAATACATTTTCTTGTAAGGTCGATGATTCCACAGTCAACTTTGATGCTTCTGGAAGATTGCGCGTAAAAGACGCAGGTATCGTTGATGCAAAAATTGCAAACGCCACAATCAGCAACTCGAAACTCGTTAATAATCAAATCACCGTTACAGCCGGATCAGGGCTCGCCGGTGGTGGGAACGCTGCACTAGGTGGATCGACTTCTTTGGCTGTTCAGGCTGATTCCTCAAATACAATTGCGGTAAGTGGATCCGGAATTGGTGTTGCAGATGCTTCAATTGGTGCGGGTAAGTTGGCGACATCTGCTGTAGAAACTGCAAAAATTGATGATGCGGCTGTGACCCTGGCGAAACTTCAAGCCTTCAATGATGGACAAATCGCTGTTGGAAACGGGTCAAACAGACCGGCCCTTGTCTCCGTGAGTGGAGATGTGTCTTTGGCCAACACTGGCGCAATGACAATCCAGGCAAACGCAATAACCACGGCCAAAGTACAAGATGCGCAAATCACCAACGCCAAACTCGCTTCATCGGCCGTGAATCTTGTAGCTGGAAATGGTTTGTCTGCTGGTTCAGTTGCACTTGGTGGATCTGTAAACGTTGAATTGGTTCTTGATGGTTCAACACTTGCAAAAGGTGGATCTGGTCTCAAGGTGGGTAACGATGCAATTACTGCGGCACAAATTGCTGCAAATGCAATTACCGCATCTGAGCTTGCAAATGATGCAGTTGACACTGATGCTATTGCTGCAGAAGCTGTGACCAGTGCCAAAATTGCTGCCGATGCTGTAACTTTGGCAAAGGCTGGTTTTTCTTTTTCACAACAAAAGTTCACCGGAACTACTTCTTTGTTCTATGATCTATCCGCAACAATTGAATCTGGATTTGAGGATGCAGCTTTTGTATTTCGGAACGGTCTTCTTTGTGAACGAGTAAGTTCATCACCAAGTGATAGTGCGGAGTATACACTGGTCCGTGATGGAGGTTTGTCCGGTGTTGCAAGAATTACTTTCGGCGGTTCTGTTGATGGCGAAAAGATTACTGTGAAATTTATGCAATAGATACACACACACAACAAAACAAAAAGGGCTGGTTAATTCCAGCCCTTTACAATTATCGCGCAAAAAATTTTTGTATAAACTCAAGGGGTGCTTTATTGCACCCCAAAAGCCCCTAATGCAAAGTCCTTAGTTTAGGTTTGCTTAAAATAAATAAGCGATAATTATAACAAATGCAAAAAATAATGAACCATCTATGCAAATATCTTTGATCATTTGGTACCTCTTATTTTTCGGATTTGATAAATATAGAACATTTTGATCTCCTTAGTTCTCGGGTTGATTTTTGGCTGATTGAATAAGTCTTCTTATTTTTCTTTGTTGTGGTGATGCTTCCATTGATTTGTCAAGACAATCAAAAAATTGCGGATGTTCAACTAAGAGATCCATCAATTTCTGTAAACCAATTTGGAATTCTGCTGCTTGCAAAAAAAGAATATCATCACCGCCTTTATCTTTAAGATGCCGGAGCGCGTCAGTTGGAGTCATGATGAAACATTCTTCTTGTTCATCAGTCGCAATAACGATAAAAGGAATATCAATTTTAATCATTTTGTACCTTCATTTGTGCGGTGATTATATCACGATATTTCTGAATATTTGAGTCAGTTCTCCGGCGAATTGAACGAACATACTTTTTCATGTTTTCAATTTCTGCAAGGTCTTTACCAAACTCAGATTCAAGAACTTTGTACCATTGATTAAGTCTTTTATCTCCTCGCTTGCTATTGCATGATCTGCAACATGTTACCAAGTTGTTGTGGCGATCATGGCCCCAGAGGATCCAAGGCGTCAAATGATCAAGTGATAGATCATTACATCCCTTTTCATGTTTTCTACCACACCATTGACATGTGTAATTGTCTCTTTCGTAAATCGCGAGCCTGGTTTTTTTGTAGATCCATTTTCCTGGCTTTCTTTTTTGTGTTCTTCTCTTTGACAATGACATGATGTTTCCTTCTTTACATATACAATTATAATATATTACAATTAAAATGTAAAGAAGAAACTGCGGATATGTCGTGTTTTATTGCAATTAATTAATTAATTGCTTCCATAAGTCGTTAGTGTTCTCTTTTACCTGATCCGATACGATCATTAAATCTTCACCGATCGCATTTAAGATATGAATCAAAGTATCTTTGTATATTGGTTCATCTTCTGGAAAGTCAAACCAATATTTCAACTCGTCCTGTATCAGCTCTAAGATCTGAATTGTGTTTTCTAAAAGTTTTCTATTTTTTAAGAATGTTTGTATTGTTTTATTGTTCATAATTACCTCCACTTTAACCACGGAGAAATCATGAAAAATGGGTTAAAAAAAATTAATTTTTATCGTTACAACACTCTTTCATTTTTTCAATCTGCAATGTCAACTTATTAACATTTTCAGTTAACCGGATCATTTGTTCGGTTTGTTGAGTTCTTGAATCTTTGTTTTCTTCGATCATTTTGTCGACCGCTTCAAAGTGTCTTGATGCCATTTTGTCGATGAACGTACCCAAAAAGTAAATTCCAAAAATAGCAATTACAAGAGCACTTGCAGGCCCGGTCAAATGTTTAATCCAGAATGTTTTTTGTTCAGCGTTCATTATCTTTTCTTATTGTGCTTTTGGAATGTGGCAACAAGTTCTGGAACGCATTCAAGAAGACCATCGGTGATCACCATCGCATACTCATCAGCAGTAATAACACCAGGAGAATCATCACGTGATGACTTCTCTTTTTTTAAGTCTTTCTGAATTTCTTTTGAGTGTTTAATAATTATTTTAACAATTTGTAACCACAACATGACCGATCTCCACCAATTTAAAAATTTATTTGTTATCTTCATCTTGCACAATTATACATCGGAGATCAAAAAATGGCAAGTTACAATGTTAGGTCAGCAATAGACAACGGTTGGAATCCGGAATCATTCGGTTGTTCAAGGTTTGGATCTGAGCTGCTGGAAAAGATTTGCGACTTTCAAAAATTACACGGTTTAAAAGCTGATGGTTTTTGTGGTCCAAAAACAGTTGAGATATTGCACAAAACACAAAAGAAGAAGAACGTTATTATCTGCGGATTGAAACAGATTAAATTGAAAACAAAAACAGTTCTTTGGTTTCACAAAAAAGGTCTTGCTGCTGAACAAGGAACCTATCGTGAATTGTACTCAGAAAGAGACGTGAAATTATTTGTTAATCATTGGGATGTCGTTGCTGGAGAAGGATCCAAAAGTACAATCAAGATTCTCAACAAAAGAAAGCTTAGTTGTCAATTCCTTATTGATAAAGATGGAGTCATTTATCAGACAGTCAACGCACAACATATATGTTTTCATGCCGGTGGTCGAAAATGGAATAATGAATCAGTAGGGGTTGAGATCAACAACCCCTACTATATCAAATATCAAGACAAAAAGAATCCAAGACCAATTGTTGAAAATGCAACAGTACACGGAAAGAAGATGAGTAAACACTTAGACTTTTATCCTGTTCAAGTTGATGCTCTTGTTGATCTTTGGCGCGCGCTGAATAAAGGATATGGTATTCCATTTAGAACGCCATCTAAAAAAATAAAATATGGAAAGCATGTAGATCTTGGAACTGTTCATGAACCCTCCCAACTTGGAGAATACTCAGGTGGAATTCATCATTACAATCTTACTGCATCAAAGATCGATTGTGGTGGATTTGAGTTGAATGACGTTCTTAGAAAGATTAAAAAAATTAATTAATTAATTGAATTCAAATAACGAATTCCAGATTCAAGATCCCAAAATACATTGATTCTTGAAGGGCCCTTTTTTTGTGGGTCAATAACAATGAGACAAGAAGCACCATGAATTTGTGTAAAGAATTGGTTCTTCTTTGCATAGCTATCAATTTGCTTATACCCTTTCAATCGAATTGCATGAGTTAACCTTCCATGCCGTTGTTCGGTTTGGAGATATGCCCAAGAATGAATGTGGCCACTTACAAAGATATGCCCTTCACCATCTAACATTGATTCTTTGTTTGGACCGTGCGTAGGATGAAACCAGGAGCGTCCTTTATGATCATGCCGAGCCTGAATTATGATTTTTTCAAATTTACCTTTTGATTCGTTAAACTGAATTTCCAACCTCACTTCGTCTTCACCATAAGCGGCCACTGAAGTCAGTGAACACAACCAAGAAAGAGGATTGATGCCAGCGCGATTTGCCCAAGCATCATGATTACCGCCGACAAAGAACAACCAATTCAATTGTGACAAAAACCACTTTGATAATTTCCAGCCATCCTCCGCAGTGATCGAAGTGTTGTTGTAAAGCATACCTAAACGACCGATCCAATTATCATTAAGGTCACCAACACAACTCGCGTATATTTTAGTCGGTGAACTCTGAACCATTTTCATTTCTGAAAGTAGAAGATCAAAATCACAACCATCATTATCAAGATGTGGATCACCAATAACCCAAATTCCAAAAGGCTCCGGTTCAAGAACAACAACGTCTTTTTTATTGTAGCGATCAAATTTCTTTTTTTGAACCTTCTTCTTCCACTTGATCAAATCCTCAATGTCATCTAAATCAGGATCATCTAATTTCTTAACTGCTTCCAGCTCAAGCCGAACCGACTTTAAGCCACTTGCCAAGATATGTCTTGATACAACTTTACCGGTCCTTTCAAAAAAAAGATCTATACCCTTAACTCTACCAACTCTTTTTTTTACAAATTCGATAATTAATTTTTTGTGCTTTTCCAGGAGTTCTTTTGTTGTCTTAATAATCATTTTAGTAAAATTGCCAATTCCAAAGTGCAAGATGATGACATAAAGGACCAACCAACATTGATTACCATTGCGCGATAGATCGTGTTTGGAATCGTTGAATTTTTGAATGTCGTTAGGTAGGTGCTTTTGATCTCGACAATATCACCTGCGGTCAGTTTGGCATAATTCATCTTTACCCGCAATTTGATTTTTGACCATAATCGCGTATCCCACTCAAAAAGACGATTTATATCTCCAATCGAACAGCGAAGACGGTTTGTAGCGTCAGAGTTTGGATCTGGTTTGTATATATATTTGAGGTCTCGCTCCTTGAAAGAATCAGCTGGCAAGAATTGTGCTTCACCAAAAGTTTGTGATTTTGAATTACTTAATATAGTTCCACCAGTTTGAAGACCGTAAATATTCTTTGAATTGTAGAATGTCGATTTGTTGTTTGGATCAAAAATATCTATGTTGTCGATTGATATTATGTCTTTGTCATTTATTTGTGCAGCTATTGTACTTGCTTGATCGGGATCTTGGCATCCTCGCCAAGATAAAGAATTTTGTCTCCAGGTTGGCCACTGTCCAGTTTGTGCTGCTGCATCTACAAAAGTTCTAATTCCATTGTTCCAGGCTGAAAAGAAAACATATGACCACTCATAAACAACGCTTGAAGGATCTGATGATTTAATATAAGTCTGCGCATCAGCATCGCCAGTATCAAAAAGGTTGGTATTAAGGAACGCTCCAAAGTTTGAAAGCTTTTTGTATTTGTCGTAAGTGTTTACATTCTGACCATCACGGCTTAGAAGAATTTTAGCAAATATCTCCCAAGTCTTACCGTTCAACATTCCTACTGATGTAATCTTCGATCCACTTGCTGCATTTTTGCAACCATTAATTCCAGGATAGACAGTCACAATTGTTGAATGAACAAAAGAAAGATTGAGAACACCCGCCGGCGCTGAAGTTGTTACAGCAGAATCATATCTTACAAAGAATTCAAGACCTGATCCGTTGTCTATTTTTGCAACTCTAAAACCACCTGTTTCAACATCTTGAAAAGGTCTTATATCATCAACTGATATTGTAAGTGGGAACGTTGTACCACTTGAAAACCAATTTTGCGTAATTGTTTGTTCTTTGCCGACAAGTGGAAAATACGAAAACTCATCAGGATCATTGCCATCAAAAGCAGTTCCAATTTGCCCGGATGCTCTTGCGGTCATTGCTGTAATTAGATCTACAAATTCAAGTGTCCAATTTGTGCCAAACCCGCGAATTTGTCTCAATTGGCCAATTGCAACTCTTTCGACTGAACCATTCAGATCGACATATAATTCTGCAAGAGAACCCCTTCTTACATCCGGAAAAAGTGTTGATATATCACCGCAAATTGGCACACTAAAACCACCAAAAGAAACGTTCCAAGTTTGAGGAATAACTGACACACCTCGAAAAGTAGGGCCTGATTTTTCTATAGAAGGTCCTTGCTGATTGTATCCACCACTGATCACGGTGACGCCACCTACAAAGTCTGGCATAGAATTAAAACGCAAAACAAAATTTGGTTCAACCGTTGAATTACCAAGATCACGAATAAAAGAAGAACTCCAACCCATTTTTAATTCCCGTAATTTCGCCAATTATTCCAGGGCAAATTTTGACTTATATCTATTTCAGCATCAATTCTTTGTTGTGTCGGTGGATTGTCAAGATTGACAGTTGGTTTGTCAAAAATTTCAGCGTTCCCAACAACAATACCATCTGCAAGAAGTCCAGAAGGTACATCTGATTCTTGGTTAGGATGAAAAGCAAAATAGTTTTCATAGTCTGGAGTTAATCTTATTTCAAGAGAATACAACAAACCATGTTCATTGGTTACAATAGACTTTCCACGATCGGCGGGCAATCTTTTGAGAACAGGGAAGAAACGAAAGTGACGCATAAAAGCCGGCGATGAATAAGTAAAGTTTATTTTGTCAACTGTGAAAATATCACCACCACTTGAGACAGAGTATGAACCACTAACAGATTGAACTTTGTGTGCTTCTTGTAACATTCTCGGCGGTTGACTTTCGACAACAAAAAAATCATTTGCTGCTGGCGAATGAGAACCAACCATAGATCGAAAAGGATTACCATGACACCGAACTGAAGTATCAGCACCACCAACCGGTAATCTGGACAATGGATGACAAAAGGCTTTTGTATGATCAGCAGCAAAAGCACAAGAGAATCCACGATCAAGATGATTCTGAAGTGCCAATAATTTGTGCGCAAGTGTTTCTGAACCTTGCATGCGATCGCGGACAATTGTTATTACTTCTCTGTTGAGCATAGTTGTTTGGTGAATTTTGCCACCCATAGATTCACTACTTCCTGCTTTGTATTCGTATTCACTAAAAAATTCAGCGAGGTCTTCACCAAGATCAATTGTTACTAAATGGTTAGCAGTTGGTTGCGGGTAAAAGAAAAATTTTGCCGACATATTATTCTCTTCAAAAAATTTTGATTTGTTTCTTATGATTTTTCAATCTTTTTTTTGCCAGTGAAAAATAATTTTTATCAATTTCATAACCATAAAATTCACAACCATAATCATATGACGCTATCGCCGAGCTACCACTTCCTAAATGCGTATCAAGTATGCGATAATTCTTTTTTGCATATTTATTAAGCAACCAATTATATAAAGCAATTGGCTTTTGACATGGATGTATTGTATGTTCAGTTCGGTTTAAATTTTGCCAAATTAGATCGATACAAACAACTCTTTTGTGAAGTGTAGTACTCGCAATTTCGCATTGACTAAAATTACTTTTCTCTGGAACTCGTTTATTCCAAATGACAGCGCCGTGATCTTTCTCAAAGCAATTAAAATAATTCGCTCCCCAAATTATTCGGTGTTTACTTACTCTTTGTAGTTCGATAAAATATTTTTTTGGAGGTATGTTGTTATTCCATTTAATTGCTTTTCCTCTAAGATTACCTGAGGTTTGAACCCAGTTACCAATTCCATAGGGCGGATCGACGATTGCTAAATCGAAAAAATTATCTGGCATTTGAATCATGGCACTTAAACAGTCTTTGTGAAATAATTTTATCATAATTAACCAGCAAAAAGTGATGATTGAAATTGACCAAATGATTGAAAACGTTGTTCAATTTTTCTTACAAGAGTTTCAACCGCATCCCGATCGACAACATCAGCATTTATGTTTATTGTCATTCCACCAGAAGATTGTTCTCGCATAATTCTTTCTACAGCTTGAGGTCTTGCACCTGATTGTGGTACCACGAATTCATTGCGGTGTAACATAGCCAAAGACTGCTCTTGCGAACCGGTAAAACGAAGACCTCGTCTTGCCGACAAAATTCTGCCTCCTGTTCTTTTACCATCAAATAAATTTCCAAAGAAGGTGCCCAAGTTTTCAAATATTCTTTTGGGGCCTTCTACAACCATTGAGAACAAATTTTTGATTCCTTCAACGATTCCTTTAACAATTCTGAATGGTAATTCGATCAGCGCTTGCACAATGTCTTGAGCCAACTGAACGAAAAGAGGTGGCAACACTTCAAATAGAACAGCCGGCAACATTTGAATTCCTGTTTTAATTGCCAGGATAAAATTCTCTACCCTTTCTGCCGCGCGTTCTTTCATGGCTTGTTCACGAAGTTTCTCTTGTTCTTTTTCACTGAGGTTGATTGTGTTTCTCACTCTTTCCTTTTCTGCATCACTAAGCGATCTGTTAAAGGACCTTTCCATATTTGCAATGATCCTATCTTCTCTTTTTCTTTCTTCATCATCAACGGCTGTTTGTCCGGCTTGAGCTAATTCACCTCCAAATGATGCAAGAGCACTAACACCACCGATCGCCAAATTTGCGGTCTTCATTTGTGCTTCAGAAAGAAATTTTGATAGAACTGATTGTAACGCCCCAAGAATATCACCAGATGCAAGATTCACAATATCAGTAGTTAAAGAAATTTTGAATTGAGTTTTAGATGTTTTTTCAAGTTCCGATCTTAATTTTTCAATTTCCAAAATTAATATGTCTATTTCTGAACTGGACATACCTAAATCAATAAATTTATTTTTCAGTTCAAAAAGTTGATTCTCAATATCTGCAAAAGGTTCACTTACTTTACCAATATCAAGAATTGATTTTTTCATTTCTTCAAGTGCTTTTATCGCTTTTTTTGTCGCCTTTTCTTGTTCTTCTATTTTTTGAATAACATCAAGAGGATCATCTGTTCCTAACTCATTTAATCCAAAAGGATCTTCTTTCTGCTCTATAAAATCAAAAAATTGTTTTACTTCTTCTTTTGCTTCACCGGCTTTTGTTTTTACATTTTCAAAAACAGACAAATCAAATTTTATTGGTTTTCTGTTCTCTTGTTCTTTTCTCAATTTCTGTAATTCTAATTTACTTTTTTCAATCTCTTTTCTTTCAATTACTCTTGTGTTAATCATTTCTTGAATTTCAGTAGGTGATAATTTTCTTGATGTAAGAAATTCAAGAACTGCAAGACTTTGTTTCAAAGATTCTAATTCTTTACCAGCCAATTTTAGGCGATCGGCTTGAAGTTGGTTTCTTTTTTGAGATAGGGATAAAATATCAGGTGCGTTTCTCGCTAAAAATTCAATTGATTGTCTTTCTTTTGCTTCACCGGTTTGTGGTACCGGTCCAAGTGTTTGGAATGCTTGACCAAGTGTTGATCTTTCTACTCTGTTATTTCTTCCAATTTTTTGTAAATCGCCCGATATAAATGCAAATGTATCAGATGCCACCATCGCACTATCCAATAATGAATCAATTGACATTTTTATACCTTTAAAAAAGGTAACTGCATTTCTACCAAAAATTTTTACATCTGTAGCCAATCTTTTAAAAGCTTCTCCAATTGAATTTTCACCAGTGATTCCAAAAAGTATTGATTGCAAAGCACCCATTGCGGAAGTTTTAAGTAAGGCCATTCCTCTTTGAAATTCAGCAGCTTTTTTGATTGCATTGTCATCAAAAGCCGGTCCGAACTCTTGAGCCAAACCGATATATTTTTCCATGTCTTCAATCGCACCGGATTGGAGAAGGGCACCACCTGATCTTCCAAATAACTTTTGAGCAATTGCAGCTTTTGATGTTTGATCCTCCACTCTTGATAATGCGTCTATTGTTTCTTCAAAGACATCATTTGCCGGCCTTAAAGATCCGGTCACATTATCCACAACAGAAATTCCAAGCGCTTTAAATATTTTGCTTGATTCACTTGAAGCACGATTTGAATCTAAGAGTTTAACATTAAATTGATCTAAACCTCTTTCCAATGTTGAAAATGATTTACCAGACCCTTCTACAGCCAATCGAAGACCGGCAAGTGTTTTTGTAGCAATTCCAGATCTCGCACTTGAATCGACAATTTGATTCATATTGTCAGCTAAAACTTTATTAAAACCAACAAAAGCGGCCGCAGCAGTACCAACACCGGCAACAAGCCCAGTTAATGATTTTTTAATTAATGACAGAGACTTTTGTGCATTTGCTGATGCCTTTGCCATTTTATTAAAATTTTTGGCTGAATCTTTTCCAACACCATCGAGTTCTTTTTGTGTGGTTTTTAATTCTTTAACAATTATGTTTATATTTTTTTGGCTTTTGCCGGATGTAATTTGTAAAACATGTTCAACAACATTTGCCATAATTGCACCTACAAAGAATCAGCAAGATCAGAAATATTAACAGTTGGGAATAACATAGCCTTTTTTCGATTACTTTGCCGCATCAACTTTTTAACTGTGTCCGATCTAACTTGAAGACACTGAGCGTTAAATAATAACTGATGCCAGGTCAACCCAAGCAGATCAGAAGGTAGACAATTATAAGTCCTTGCAATCGCATTGTAGATAATAAAAATTTCTTTATCCTCTTCAAAGTGACCTCCGAATTGATTCTGTTGCTTTTTTGTGTCCTTGTAGACATAGATCGATCATTGCTTTTCGATCCTTATCTTCTAACATCCCAATCCAAAGACGATTGGCATTTGCACTTTGTTGTTGTTCGTTGAGTACCAATTTGAAGTCTTGCCATTTAACACCTTTGTCAACTGAGGCACGACAAACGCACTGCGTCAATATTTTGTCCTGTGATTCTGCCATTTTAAGAATTTTATCTGGATCGAATTGTTGAAGAATATTAATGATGTCATCCAATGATTCTTCCTCTTTAAGTTCTTCCTCTTTGACTTTGCTTATTCTTTCAATCTGTCGATCGTTAAGAATGCTTTTGGCGATAAGGGCTGAACTCAATCCGCAGATCTCAGCTTCATTTGGAGACAAGATCCGACCTTCGACAATAATAGCACCGTCGAAGATCGGATATGTCCACCTCGAATTTTGTATAATATTTTTTAGAACTTCTTTCATTTTCGATCTCCTAAAAATGAATTGAATTAATTAATTAATTAGATTTGGCGCTCGCTTCATCATTCACGACAAGAATCTTGCAGGCTTCATTTGAAGCATCCGCGAAGCCTTTGAAGAGAAAATTTCTTTCAAGTCTTCCGACCGACGTTACCTCATCATTGTACTCCATTACCACGGCGTTGAAAAGTATGATATTGAATTCATCGGTGCCACTTGTGAATTTGATAAGTACCTCACCAGAGGTCCCATCAAGATGATGATTATAAATTGTTTCATCTTCCAAATCAGCAACACAAGAAACAGTTACTTCTCGAATATCGGTTACATCTGGTGATGCTGTTAATAATGATCCCAACTTATCACGGCGCTCTAATTTATTATCAAGTGAAAACTCAAATGATCGAAGTGTATAATTTTGGATTGCACCACCGTTAGGTGTGTATCTCAATGCGCTTGCTGTTGATTGATTGTGTAATACTTGCGTTCCAGATCCGTAAGAAGGAGAAATTGATCCGGCTCTTGCTGCTGAATCTTGACCAATAATATCACAACTCAACCGGGCTTCTTCTCCAGATGCACAACTAATTGTCATTGATGAAACCATGCAACCCTTGAATTCTTCCATACCACCAGTGCCTCTTTGAAACTTTAGACAAAAAGAATCCAGATCAACGGTGTTTGCCTGATAAGTGTGGGTAATTGGTGCGGGCCCGGCGGAAGATCCAGAAGTACCCATTGCATAATGCAACCAAACACCAGATCCGGCATAATACAAAGGCATTTCTACAGTACCAGTAACCTCAGTTTGAACGGCAAATTGTGCTTTTGAAAAGGCACCATCTGAAGTTGATAAGTGTGTCACTTGTTCGCGTGTTTGTACTCGTTGCAATGAACAAGAAAATATTCTATTAAAAACTGTAAAACTCGCACCTGAATTGCTTCCATATGTTGATTCTGCAACTGATGAAACATTAACAAATGCGTTTCTTCCAAATTGTATAGCCATGATTTCTCCTTAGACCGGTAAAAGGTCCCTAATTTGTAAAAGTGCTCTTAAACTGAATATTTGATTAAAAGGACCAGTTGCCACTGTTTGTATTCTACATTCAACGGTGTAATCAGTATTATTTGAACCGCCTTTGACATACACACCAATAAAACCAGGAATTACTGCTGTGTTCAGCTCAATAAACCTGTTTGTATCATTTGATCCTGAACTATCCAATGATTGAATTTGTATAAAGTCAACAGATTCAAAGTCTAATTTTTCATTGTATGCGCTTATTCTACTGGCAAGTAGTGAGTTAACACGGAACCAAATATAGACCTCATCAACTGAGGTTTTTGAAAAAATACTGTTTGGGGTTGTGGTTCCCGTTCTGACAATCGGTTGATTAACAATTCTGTTTGAAGGTGCAGCAAGATAAATCTTTCCCGTTTTTGGTGATGCTGGAACAAATGCAGCCGAGCGATCAGTGGCTTCATCTGGATTATTAAAATATACATAAACAATATTGATACTGTTTCGATTTGCAAAAGTCACATTATCAACGGTAATTTGTAGAGAACGATTTGAAAAGTTTTCAGTTGCACGGTGAAAACTCTGGAGTGTACCGTTTGAATCTGTTATGATTACATCATTAAAATCAGATCTGATATTTGTCCAAAAATCATCCCAATCACTTGGAAAGGTAATTGATACATCTTCGGTTCCAGATGTTTCAGCTCCACCAGTGACATCAACTGTCACAGGGTATCTTCTTTTGTATGCTGAATCGTACCAAGTCATTAAGCACCATCATCAGTTTGATAAAATACATTTACTCTAATATAGCCAATCCCAACTCCATCCACACCAAGAATATCTCCGTCGATACTCATAAAATCACACATAATATCATCAACGAGAACGCCAAGATTTAATTGTCTATTGGTTGTTAGTGCTTTGACCATATCAGAACAACTGTTCAATGCTGCATCTGTTCGTGCTTCATTTGTCGTTCCACCACAAAAAGCATAAACTTCAAATATGGCTTTAGCCCGATAACGACCAAGAGAAACATTTGTGTTCTCTTCAATGGAATCAACAAATTTAATACCGACTGAAGGAACCATAATGTTGTCAAGTTGAACCACACGAAAGCCACGACCGGAAAAATTTAACTCTGAACTTCCAGCAGTAAAATCAACGGCTACAAGTTCAGCAATTTTTTTGTGGATCTGCACTATACGACAATCAGCCATTACTTGATCCTCATGTATAACGATGCAAATCGCTGTAATTTTTTTGGCATTTCTCTTTCTGTTTCTCGTTGTGCTTTTGTTAGATACAATCGTGGATACATTCGACTTGTGCCAAATTCAACATAACCAGCATAGTTCACTTTTTGATTGCCAGCCTGAAGAATAATTCTTGTTTTATTATCTACCTTTATTTTACCAACACTGATTGATTCATAAAGGTTTCCAGTTCTTCTTCTTGGGTCAATGGTAGCATTTAATCGTGCACGTTTTAACAACTTGGATTCAATCTCTGAAAGATCCTTATTCAGTGAATCATCAAATTTTTTTGCTTTACCAAATAACTTTTCAATAAATTTTTTCAATAACATCAGATCACACTAAAAAACAGAAGTAGGTGATCTATATGGATATAATGCTTCTTTTACTTCGGCCGGCATCTTTTTTGGAGAAAGTCTTATGCTTCCATTTCTTGAAGTGAGACTTTCTTTTCCTTGATTCGTTTTATTTCTTTGCGCCATAGATGCAAGCACACAAATTGCATGTTCAAGATCCGCCGGTGCTGTTGTAAATCCTGCTGTGCAGATGACTTTGTTGGCACGATACCCAGAAGCAAAGAGAGTTGTTGCATTTTTTGGGGAAAGAATAATTCTCCCATACTTTTGATCGATCGAATAAGTAGATGAATCAATAAGTGTTGAAGAATCATATTCCCTTGTTGCATCCGCATGCACTGATGTAACTGCGGTCACTGGTGCAATTGGTAATTGTAATGTAAAGACATCATCAAAGATTGGCGCGTCAACAAAAAAAGTATAAGTCGCCGATTCAAGAGTTGGAGACAACAAACTTTCGTTGAACGGAAAACCAAGAAAGT